CCTCAATACCCATTGTATTATAAATGTCATTTATTACATCATCGGTTACGTTACCGCGTCGTAAAATATCAGCAATAATACCACTATCGTCGGGCTTTCCAGATTTTTCCCAATGGCTGAACAGAGTTTTTGCATTTACCTGTTTATTAGTAACTTGTTGCGCAGCAGATTTACCAACTTGTGCTATTTTGCTGCCAACTGATTTAATTTTGTCCCAAGTAGGACCTTCAGTAAGTTGTCCGCCTGCAATAGCAAATATCTCACGTATCTCAGAATTAGTTAACCTGGTATAACCTTCTCTAACTTGGTTAAAGTTTGCAGGAGCAGTATTACTACGCTGAGCCTTTTTAAATTTAGAACCTAAGCCAGGTCTAACCGGAGTAGCGGGTGTTGCTGTAGTAGCAGGAGTAGCGGGTACAGAACTCACTGCCGGTTGTGCTGCTGGTTGTGCTGCTGGTTGTGCTGCTGGTTGTGCTGCTGGTTGTGCTGGTGTGTTAGCAGTAGTAGCTTGTACAGCCCCTTGTGTTGCTGCAACAGCAGTATCAACAGCTTTCTTAAAGGCATTAGCACCTGCTTGCCATTTCTGTTGATCTGCAATCTCAGGAGCCAACTTTGCTATATATTCAGGTGTACTAATCTTATCAACTAACTTATCAACTTGAGCCAGATAGTTTGCAGCTCCATTGATGTTGCCACTATTGTACGCTGCTGTGGCCTGTCTCCATGCAGTCTGAATAGGTTTAATATCCTGAGGAAGTCCGTGAACATCAATATTAGCAATTGTTGCTCCGTTTTTTATCCAGTTTAATTTTAACTGACTTACTCCAGGGTGAAGCTGATCTACTGTAGCTTGTAGACTACTAGAAAGTAGGCTGCCTAGTTCCTTAGCTCCAGCTCCAGCTAACGCACCAAGTGCAGCCGATTTAGCACCTTTGCCAACCGCAGTTGATAGTTTTTCACCTTTTAGTAATTCTGTTGCACCACGTAGTACTTGACCAGCAACAGCACCGCCTGCTGGACCAGTGGCTAACGCCGCAATAGCAGTTAATGTTCCGATTACAAAAGCTGTTTTGCCAGGATTATCTTTGGCATATTGACCCAGTTGATCAATTGTGGCCATTGTTTTGCTGTTTGCACCTAACTTAGCAGAGATCTTTTGTTTTAAGTCTTCAAACTTCTGATCAAAATATTGTACAGTTCTAGTATCTTGTAAGTATTTTCCTAGTCCATTGATTGTCTGATTTACAGAAGATACTACGTTTCCAGTTTTGTCCACGGCCTTGCCAATTAACGTGCGAGCGCCGCCGCCTTTTGCATCTTGTTTTTTTTGTGCCTGCGTAAAGATACTTTGAATTTGATTGGCATCTAGCGTCGTTTCAAATAACGGGCGTAGCTCTTTAACAATGCCTTCAACGATATAACGCTGATCTTTAGTTAAATCGCTGCACACACTTTCGATAAGCATGTTAGCTGTTTTTGCGTGGCTAAGTTCAAATATCTGCATCAGTACGTCTCACGGTTCGGGTAAATTTCTTCGGATCTTTATCTCTAATGGCATTTAGCAATTTTCTCACTAAATTCTCAGCTTGATCCGCAGGATATGCATTTTCGATCTGTTCTATTAGACGTATAGCACTGGCGATCACGTTGTTAGCCCGGCTCTCAACAATATAACGGCGATCACGATCCTCGTGTTTTTCTGTGTATATGGCATCAAGTTCTTCTAAGATGCTACGTGTACGTTTTTGCATAGAACTAATCTCTTTGAGTATTTATTAAAATAATTGGTTATAATATCAGCAGCTAATTATTTTTAACTCTGTTTAATTTGTCCTAATAATTGTTTAAGTTTATTGCTTTGTATATCAGCTGAGATCTTAGGGGTAGCTTCGTCATCTGATTTTATATGGCTTTTTGCTTTAATTGAATCCAAAATACTAGGCTTTGGCGGACCACCATTACCAAATGTATGCCCACTTTCGTCGGGACCCGGATCAGTTATACGCATAGTTTCGATGTTATAGTCTAAGTCTACTTTATTGCCTACGCCTTGACTGCTACGCGATTTCATACATTGCATTTGATACTTGCCACGCTCTTTCATAGCACGACTTGTAAAGATACCAAACACAAAGTCAGCTGTGTTGATCTTACTGATACCGCCTGCAATATGGCTATGATCAAACTCGATCTCTTCTACTGCACTACGATTAAGCTGCGATGCTGTAACCATTAACACACCAAGTTCAATTGACAAGTTACGCAATTCTTCTGCTGAGTATTTGTCCTTGATAAACTGATCGTTAGGATTAACCTTAATAGACACAGGCATAATCAAGTCCAGGTAATCAATCATAACAAAGTCAATCTTTGTTTCTGTTTGGATTTCATACTCTTTGATAAAGCTACGTATATCGTTTACATTACTTTGTGCTGGTAAACTCTTAATACGATACGATCCGGCTTTCTTTCCTGCCATCTTAACTTTAAGTTCAGTAGAATCTAAATCACGTCGAATGTCTTTAGTACTCATGTCAGTTAACATAGCTGCTGTACGCAATGTACATAGCTCTTCAGATAGTTCTAGTGTGATGTACACACCAGACAAGCCTTGCTGTAACCAGTTAAGTGCCATATTCATCATAACTAAACTCTTACCTGATCCAGATCCACCAGCAAAAATGTTTAGTTCGCCGCGACTGAATCCACCATACAAGATATGATCCATCTGTGGCCAACCTGTACTAACCTGGCCTCCTTTGTTAAAGTACTTGTTAAGTGTTTCTTTTGGTGTTGCCCAAAAGTCTGTACCCAAGTCTTTAGTTAGACTAATTTGTACGGCATCTTTGATTAGTTTTTCAACTGGCTCGTACTCACCTTTTTCTAACAAGTCTGCTGACTTTAAAATTGCACGTTCTAGTTCTTGTCTGCGTGTAAACCCTTCAAACTCTTCCAAGAACCAATCAAAGTGTCCGTCGTTTAAGTCTGGTATTTCTTGTAATGCTATTCCTGTTGTTGCTTTAATTTGTGTGCGATCCGGCATAGTCTTGTGATCATTGCAATGTGTCATAATGAACTGTGCAGCTGGTCTTAAAGTACGATCAAAGTTTTCTGGGTTGTAAATGTTTTGTACACGAACGTAGCTTGATGCATCTTGCATCATCATTTCCAAGAAAAGCTTTTGTACATCAACTCCGTAATTATTTAACAATTTGTCTTTTCCTCAATAGCAGTAAGCGATTGTAATAAAGGGTAAACTATTTTTTCAAAATACAACGTATTCCCGGGTTCACTGTGATGCCCATTCCAGCCGTATTTCTCAAAGTCTCCAGGTTTATTAATATCAATGTTTACACTCTGATAGGTGTCATTAAATATATTACATCGAGGATGATTTTTAGCATAGTTTAATAAAAATTCGCTCGGACCCCAATGGTTTTCAATATCTAGCGGCTTACTAAGATTTAATACCAAGTAGTTAGCCTTAACTGAGTCTAACCACGACGTTATTAAAAAAATTGTTCTAAGAGTTTGTGTTTCGAGCCATGCTCGATCAGAATGAATGATTAAAAATTTATCCGTACCATATAACTGTTCAGACACTAATCCTCTGTGACATGGTATATCAATTTGATTAGAGTTCCATGTTTTAGTATCAATATTCCAACCCAAATATTCTGTGTCTTGATAATCATCAAAAATTGTTACCCGTTCTAGCGGTCCTAGACAAAATAGTAAAAAATCTTCTTCCCAATTATACTCTTCTTGCATACCAACTATTAAATGAGATATACTGTCAAAACTATTGCACGGGCGTGATACATTTACGATAGTATCGGCGCCTATTTCTGTAGCCATCTTTCCCCAAAAACTATCTATCGGAGAAACTTCAATATTTGGTGTCGAATAACTATCACCAAATACCCAAAGCTTACGATATTTTTTTAACAATTTGTCTTTTCCTCAATTCAATTTTAATTTTACTTGTTTCTCTTGATTGCATTATAGTTAGTAGAGTTGCTAACTTGCCATATTTGATTACTGCATCATTTACATCCTTGCAGTCTTCCCAATGTGGCATACTAACAGCCCAACCTAGTTCTATAGCACGGTCCACTAGTTCCATACCGGCTCGATCTTGATCCGGTACTACAGTTATTTCTTTACCTAAATTACGTATTAGTCTGGCTTGTGCATCGCTTACGGTGTTATGCATAAGTGCCAGACCGCTGATACACAATGCATCAAATATACCTTCAGTTACAATTACATGCTGCCAATCGGCATGTTGTAGATCTGTTCCAAACACATATCCTGGTTGGAAGTCGTTTACCCAACGAGGATTACGGTCATCTAAAAATCTAGTTGTACAGCCTACTACTGTATTATCGTATGTAAATGGTATGATTACACCAGCTCTGGCAAAGGGAGTGGCACTAACCATAAAAGGATAATCTAAGGGTGCAAGTCTGCGTCGCAGATATTTCCAAACTTCTGTATGATGCGCTGTTACAAACTCGGCACCACCTATGTCGCATTCTTCAAAATGTATGCCTTGTATAGCAGCAGCAGTTCGTTGTCTATCATCTAATAGGCCTGCGATGCTGCGATGCTTTAGGCTTTCTAAGTTAACTCGTTCTATTTCTTCTTGTGGTACATTTAGCCATGTTAAAAATTTGCGAGCCTTGAAGCTGAGATTACGTCCCAGTATAAAACTGGCGGTAAAATTACAATTAAAACAATGATAACTCCATCCGTCGGGACTACTCAGAAGTCCACCACGCTGGCGCTTGTCCATGCTTTCGCCATTATGAGTGCAACAAGGTCCGTTAAAGCTGATCCAGCCAGAACTTGCTTGTTTACGTTTACCTGGAATATATTGGACAATATCTAGCATCAAGCTAGTATAACACGATCTATCTCGGGAATCAAGTGATCGCGGATAACTGCATGTCCGGCTTCGTTTGGATGACGTTGCGGTGCCATTAACTCAGATCGTCCTTTAATAAATGCTGCGAGTCCGGAATCTGGCCATAATAATCCGTTAGCGGTAATAGGGGCAGAAGGACCCATTGTAGTAAATTGAATTACATTGTTGCCTAGTTTATAATTTTGACCTTCAAAAAACAATATTGACTGCCGATATCTTAAAGCCCAAAGCTCTTTACAATCAGTTAAGACCATATTAGATTTAACCATATTTGACCACTCTGACTCAATGAACGATGCGCCACTATGAACCCATGCACTATGTATAAACTTGTTCCACGGAGGATCGTTTGCATAACTTATATGACTTGGATTATAAAAGGTATCCCGATTAGATTCAGTATGCCCTACTAGAATCAAACATTCGGACAAATCTAATTGCTCATGTTCAGCCCACCACAAATAAGTCCATAATGCGCTTTGCTGACTACCGCCCGGTATACCAAAATTTTCAGTCGGTAATCCGTAATGTTTTCCTAGTAACCCTAAGAAGCAGTTTCTCTCTCTATAAGGAGTATTTTCTTTCATTATAGGATGAGGATTTTCTATGTTTTGTAAAGTTGGATCAAAAAGCTCGTCTCCCCATACCCAGGAATCACCAAATCCGACTATTTTTTTATATTTCATCAATTACCTATAAGTTATTTCGCTAATATGAAGTCCATCACCTACATTAGCAACATTAGATAAAGCATTAAACTGTAGTCTAATATAAGGATTGTATCCTACTACATTAAATGCTACACGCTTTACACTATGATCAAGCGTTAGATTACCGACTACGTCACCTGTTTGCAAATCTTGTAGGTCTACATTATACCATTCTACTGTATAAGCAGTAGCATCGGATGAACCTTGTACTTGTAAGTTACCGGTATAATCTAAAGTATCTAGTTGGAATGTTGTTAACGGTGAGCCATCGGTAGTTAATGTGCTGCTATAGAAAGTTGCTACATTAGGCTGATTATTTGATGGCTGCCCAGTTGGAACAGTTAACATTTCGCTAGCAACAAATGCAGGAAATACGCTGTCGAAAATGTTAATCGTGCCACGGGCACCTGCTTGACTATCAGTAAATACCGCTTGATCTAATACTCCAGAACTTACCTCTAAGCTATAGCTAGCTGGCTGAGGTCTTACCCAGTTAGTTTCTTCAGCAGTGATTGTTACCTTAGCCCTGCCTGTAGCTGCGTTTAATGCAACAAGTTCCTTGGCAAATAGCAGATCTTCTCCGTTTTGACTGATTATACGAAAGGTGAAGGTAGCCCCCGTAATATTTACAGGCTTCTGGTCTTGATTTTGGAATTGAAACAATATTACATTGTCAACTCCAAGGTTTAAAGTTAAGTTTTTTGCGTACACTGGATCCCACCTCGCGTCAAAATAAGCCCCACTAATGTCTATCATTAATACCGGTTGAATTTGTTGATATAAATAGGCAGTGGTTATATACATTAGAAATCTCCGTTAATATTTATGGGCGCCAATATAATAGAACAACTTACTTCCAAGTACCCGTTTATGTCACTATGTGTGTATGCTAACGTAGAATACGTTGGTATAATACAAAATCGTGATGACAGTATAACCACCATCTATGACTTTGGTAACATACAAGATATGGATACTAAAAAGTTGTTTCTAGAGTTGGCTAGTATTTGGTGGTGGGAAAGTAATCGGAGTATTCCTATTAACATATTTCTTAAAAAAGAATGGGAACCTTTCCGTACTTTAAGACGCACCTTTGTTAACAAAGATTTAGTTATTTTATGCGGTCCTGTTTGCAGTTTAGCTGATATATCTAAACGTAAAAGCAAAAGAAAATCAATTACATTAGTTCGCCGTACTGTGTAACTATCAGTTGATTCAAAATTTCTGCTTAAATG